TCTTAAAACTGAGAGGCATGCACTTGGTAAAACTTCATCACTTATGTCTATTAACCAAGGGACACTAATTACTGATGTAATTGGTTTAGCGTTGCGCAATAGCTCTTATATCACTGATCAACTTTCTGATTCAGACTCTGGTAAAGTAGCGAGCAAGGACGACGCTTTAGAATGGTTTAAAATTATTCCTAGAATTAAATTGCTTGGGTATGATGATTTTAGAAACACATACGCAAAAGAGTACATTTACACTGTAGTACCTTATAAAATTTACAATACTGAAAATTCAGACGCGCCAATGGGTAGACCCAAGGGATGGGTTAAAACTTATAACTACATGTTCACTGGTAAAAATGAAGATATTTTAAATTTTGATATTCAATTTGATGCACTGTATTGGACCGCACAATCAGCAGGCAGTGCGAATAAGGATGCACTTACTGGTGCAGCTGACGCAGCGAGGTCAGAAGACCCAGCAACTAACGAATTAAATAAGCAAGAAGGAAATGCAGTTAAAAATAAAAAAGATCAATATGGGGTTCCCCCTGAATTTAGATCTACACAAGTGCATGTTGCTAATGCGTCGCAGGTGGCTTCACTTGCTGAAAACTCACTTGGTGATAAAGCAGCATTAGCAGAGCAAATGTTAAGTGCTGCTGGTGACTTACTGAGTGTTAATTTAAAAATAGTAGGCGACCCAGATTTTATTAAGCAAGATGATTTATTTTACTCAAGTAAACACGTAAAAGAACAGAGAACACCTAATGGCAGTATTGCTACTGACGAAGGTGAAATTTTTATGTATTTGAACTTTAATACTCCGGTTGATTATAATGACAAGGGGTTAGCAGATCCTGCAACTGGGTCATATGTTACATCTTCGTACTCTGGTTTGTACAAAGTTATTACAGTTAGAACTACTTTTTCTGGTGGTAAATTTGAGCAAGATCTTGAAACGGTACGGTACGCAATACAACCAGTGCTGGGTATTAAAAATGCACAAACTGTTAGCACTGCAACAGAAAATGCTCGTCCTAATGCCGTACTGTCAGATACAAATCCATCAGATTTAAGACTTGCGGCAGGAACTGCGGCAAGTCCGTTGTCAGCGTTACCGTCGAGTGTCACATCAATTGTAGACAAAGCAAAATCAGCAGGTGGAGATTTAACCTCTGTAATGGGGAAAATTAAAGACGCCGCCTCTACTGCGACGAGCGGATTATCAGCAGCAACAGCACAACTTACGCAAGCAACTACTGCACTAGGATCAGGATTTTCAAACTTAGGAGCAGTAAACATTGATGTTGTTGGTAAACTACTTCCAACAGCAACTAACGCTATTGCTAGCGGCGAAAACATAATAAACAAATTCAAGGCTGCTGGGCCTATTAAATATGGAGACGCTACTGCTATAAATCCAACAGATGCACGACTAGCAGCTGGAGCAGTTGGTCAAAATTCACCAACGTATACTAATCCAACAGATGCGCGACTAGCAAAGGCCGTAGGTACAGCACCCGTTGACGCAGTAGAACCAACATACATAGATCCCTAACAAATGGCAACAGATAAACGCATAGGTAGAAAAGCACCAAGTTGGACTGACCCAAATAAAGTAACAGGGGCGGTGTCTACACCTGGACCGTATATTGGCATAGTTAAAAATAATGTTGACCCTAATAGATCAGGTCGTGTACAGGTTTTTATTCCTGATTTTGGTGGTAAAGAAGATGAAGTTTCACATTGGATAACAATCCAATACGCATCCCCTTACATGGGATCAACACGTTGGCCATCGTATAAAACTGAACGCCCTGGAATTAACGATTACTCCCACGTAAATCATACATACGGAATGTGGATGACACCACCAGACATTGGCAACTTTGTTATGGTGATTTTTGTTAATGGGGATATCAATCGTGGTTACTGGTTTGCTTGTGTAATGCCAGAGTTAACTCATCATGCGTTACCTGCTATTGCTGGTGGTAACGCAATACAATTGCCAAATGACGCAGCACTAAGTGAAGCAATGGATGTTCCACCATATCCTGTTGTTGAGTTCAATGATGCTAAGGAAAGCTTTAAGTCACGTTGGGGAGACTTTCTCAATATTCCAAAGCCAGTACATGAAGATTTGTTATATAAATTGCTTGCACAGGGTTTAGAAAATGACAAAGTTCGCGGGGTTATCTCTAGTAGTTCGCAACGCGAGTCCCCAAGTGCGGTATTTGGTATTAGCACTCCTGGTCGGCCAGGACCAGACAAAGATGATGTTACTAGCGCAATTGAAAATAGAAAAGGCGGGCATTCCATTGTAATGGATGATGGTGATATTGCCGGCAAAGATCAGATGATCCGCCTTCGAACCGCAGGTGGTCATCAAATATTGATGAACGACAAAGAGGAAGTAATTTATATTGCTAACTCTACGGGCACAGCCTGGATGGAATTTACTAAAGAAGGCAAAATGCATTTTTATGCAGAAAACGATGTAAACATTCGCACCAAAAAGGACTTCAATCTTCATTCAGATCATGACATAAACATGTATGCTGCTAATAATATAAAAATGTTTGCTGGCAAAGATGTTAAGCACCAAGCTGACACTATGAGTTTAAAAGCAACCAATTCACTAATAATGCGTGGTAGGGATGTAAGTTTATCAGCGGGGAGTACTCTAAGTCTAGAAGCAGCAACTACTGGATCGTGGAGAGCAGGCACAGACTTAATATATTCATCAGACGGCAAAATATACTTGAATACTATGGGCGCACCAGCGGCAGCGCGACCAAAGGATATCGACATTGTGTCACATGCTGAAACCGTACCCACTAAATCTCCGCCGATTTATAAGTGGAAGCAAGAAAAAACGGTTCAGTCGACTATTCCGGTTGCCGCACCTATTCCAACACATGAGCCAAGTGTAAAACTTGGGCATAAGACTGGAGTTAAAGATGGAACGTTAACTGCTAGTGATAGTAGTACACCAGTAACATCAGGTTCAGGAGCACCAGTAACGTCAGGTTCAGGAGCACCAGTAACGTCAGGTACTTCTCCAGTGCCGCCGTCAGCAGCAGGAGCAGGAGTTAAAAACCCAGCAAATAAAGCTACACTGGCATTACAACCGCCAAATGTAAATGGTATTGGGTCTCTTACCGCAGCACAAACTACAGCATTAAAAGCACAAATGGGCAAGTCAGAATCTGGCATGAACTATGCTGCTGACAATACTAAGATTGATGCTATTACAGGTAAAGCTAGCTTGGGTTACATTGGTAAGTATCAGTTTGGTGCCACTGCGCTAGCAGATCAAGGATACGTTAACCCAGGTACTTCGTTGCAAGGTATGAACGACCCTGCAAACTGGAGGAAAGCAGATGGTACTCCACTGAAAGACGGTATTGGTAGCAAGGCAGACTTTTTAGCTGCGCACGATGTACAAGAAAAAGTTATGGATGTAAACTTACAAAATAACTACAATGCACTAAAACGCAGCGGAACTATCACTGCTGATTCATCGCCTGATGATGTAGCTGGTAAATTAGCTGTATCTCACTTACTTGGCGCAGGTGGGACCAACAAGTGGGCCAAGGGACAAGGTGGGGCAGATGCTAACGGTACAACAGGCGACCAGTATTACAACAAGGGACGGTACGCAGTCAACGTGTTAGCTGGGCCAACCACTGGATAAATACGCTATGACTATATACAAAGGCTTTTCTACAGTAGGTAACTCTAAAAAATATAGGTTGACTGATTTTGACCTTGCGAAGCAAGACCTAATCAATCACCTACATATTCGCAAGGGTGAAAAGCTAATGAACCCAAATTTTGGTACTATTATTTGGGGTTTACTATTTGAGCAACTAACGCCAGAGATAAAGACAGCAATGTCTGACGATTTGCAGCGTATCGCAGCATACGACCCACGTTTAATCATAAACGAGATCAATATTATTGAGTTCGAGCACGGAATACAAATATCGTTAGACTTAACATTCTCAGAAACCAATCAAACAGGGCAAATGCTGCTAAACTTTGAACGTGACGCAGTGAAATAAACATAGCACTTTTTAAACTAGATAAATACATAAAATGGGCAAAATTTTATGTCATCAAATCGCCAAAATAGTTTATTAGTAGTAGAAGATTGGAAGAAAATCTATCAGACGTTCCGCGAAGCTGATTTTCAGTCGTATGACTTTGAAACGCTTCGGAAGTCGATGATTGACTATCTGAAACTATATTACCCAGAGGATTTTAACGATTTCATTGAATCAAGCGAATACATTGCGCTGATTGACTTGATTGCGTTCCTTGGACAAAGTTTAGCATTCCGCACAGAGCTAAATGCTCGCGAAAACTTCTTAGATACTGCTGAACGCCGCGATAGCATACTCAAGTTAGCAAAACTTATTAACTATAACCCTAAGCGTAACACCGCAGCAAATGGGTTATTAAAAATCAACTCAGTTGCTACCACAGAATCTGTATATGATTCTAACGGCATAAACTTAGCAAACTTAAATATAAGCTGGAACGACATATCTAACAATAATTGGCACGAACAATTTTCTATTGTGCTAAACGCTACATTAATTAATAGCCAAGTCATTGGCAATCCTGGCAACACACAAACGATTAACGGCATTAAAAACGACGAATACGCAATCAATATACTTTCAAATGTTATCCCCGTGTACCCATTCTCCAACACAGTGGGCGGAACAACGACACAATTTGAAGCAGTAAGCGTTACGAGCGCTGGGCAACCTTACCTCTATGAAGTAGAGCCCACACCACGCAGCAAGTTTAACGTGCTGTATCGCAATGACAACCAAGGCAACGGCAGCAATAATACGGGATTTTTCTTACACTTCAAGCAAGGTACAATGCAGAAGGTGGACTTTAACATATCTGAAGCATTAGCTAACCGAGTGCTTAACGTTGGCTATAACAACATCAACAGCACAGACGTATGGCTGTATGATGTTAACAGCTCTGGCGTAGACAAAACAAAATGGATCAACGTGCCTACAATCGCTGGCATTAACGTGATCTATAACAAGAAGACAGAGCGTAATCTGTATCAAGTTAATACGGGTGAGGGTGATCAAATTGACCTAGTGTTTGGCGACGGATCTTTTTCAAACATTCCGCAAGGAAATTATCGTCTATACTTTAGAACGTCTAACGGGCAAACATATAAGATTACACCGGACGAGCTACAAAATGTTTCAGTGTCTATTAACTATGTTTCACGTTCAGGCACCACCGAAACATTGACTATAGCAGCAAGCTTGAAATACACTGTTACCAATGGCGTTGCTGCTGAGTCTATTACTGATATTAAGAGTAAAGCACCACAACAATACTATACACAAGGACGGATGATTACGGGCGAAGATTACAATATTTTACCTTACACAACATTCTCTGACCTATTAAAAGTTAAAGCAGTTAACAGATCTAGTTCAGGCGTTAGCCGCTACTTAGACGTTATTGACGTCAGTGGCAAATATTCTAGCACAAATATATTTGGACAAGACGGAATACTGTACAAAGACGCAGGAGTTCCGTCACGTAAAATAAAAATTACATCGCTGTCAACAGTGTCCCAAGTAATCAATCAAGAACTATTAAGCATCACTAATTCAGTTGAGATGAAACATTTCTACTATGACGTTACTAATTTTACACCAGCTACATTAACCGACGTTAAGTGGGTTTTTAGCACACGCGATGGTAACGCAAGCACTGGGTATTTTATTGATTCAGCTAACCATATACATCAAGTTGGTAGCATCACGAGCGCAAGTACAAAGCACATTAAAGCTGGTGCATTGATTCAGTTTAGTGCTGGTACTAACAAATACTTTAACGCACAAAACAGAATTACAGTTGGCACCCCACAGAATGCCGGCGACAAACTATATCTTTTTGTATCCGTAGTGAATGTAGTTGGTGATGGATCTAATGGCGGTCTTGGTACGCTAGCTAACGGTGTTGGCACGATTACTTTGAACCAAGTTGTGCCGCCCGGCGCAATAGCGATGAATGTGCGCTCAGTGTTTAAAAATACTATGCTTCCTACTACGCTAGCTGACGTAACTGCGAAAGTTGTAAGCCGTGTTGATTTTGGTTTGCGCTATGATCAAGACACTGAAATGTGGGAAATTATAAACGCAGCAGCTTTGCCCGCTAACCCATCTGCTGGTATATTTTATAACAGCTATACAGGCACAGGCGACGATCACCGCTGGTTAATATACTTTAAACACACTGTTGGGTTAGAGTATACGATATATTGGAGAAGGACAGATTATGTATTTGAAAGTGTAGCTGAGACGAAATTTTACTTTGACGAAAAAGTACGGGTATACGACAGCAAAACTGGAACTACTATCCCTGACCTAATTAAAGTATTAAAAGTTAATAAGCATCCTTCTTCCAGTGGGATGCTAGGTATTGACTACAGTTGGAAAGTGTATGAAAATGTAGTTGAAGATGACGGCTTTGTAAATCAAAATAAAATACATCTTACGTTCACTGACAACAATATTGATGGTATACCTGACGACCCAACATTGTTTGACTCTGTAGTTGGGCCAGCAATACATGCTGAGGATAAGTTTGTATTTTTCAAGAAAACATTCACTGAGGATAGTTTTTTATGGTATACTCCTATAACTAACGTAATTACAGATGAGTTTACCCACGCAGCATTGCTAGCACGTAACCTATCTCTTGATGTTAACGGCCAGATTTTCTACGCAAAAGACGAGGTTGATTTATCGACTGGGCAAGCAGGCATATTTTATGAACTTGTTAACGGTGTAATTGTAGCAAACAAAATTAGTTATGTGGCTAACGTAGGCCGCAGTGGGTTGTATTTTCAATACAGGCACAATAGCCCGGACTATCGCAGAATTGATCCAAGTCCAAACAACTTAATAGATATGTTTATGCTTACCGCAGCATACAGCACATCGTATACTCAGTGGATACGGGACACAACAAACACAGTAACAGAGCCAACGCCCCCAACTACAGAAGAGTTGAAGTTAAACTATAGCTCGCTTGAAAACATCAAGGCCGTTAGCGACTCGCTAATTTATAACAGTGCGAAGTTTAAGCCTCTATTTGGTGCTAAGGCAGATTTGCCGTTACAAGCAATATTTAAAGTAGTAAAAAACCAAGCAGTGATTGTTAGCGACAACGATATTAAGACAAGCGTGATTAGCGCACTGAATACGTATTTTGACGTAGACAACTGGGATTTTGGTGAAAGCTTTTATTTTAGTGAGTTGAGCGCATATTTACATACTGCGTTAACACCTAACGTTTCGTCTATTATTATTGTACCAGCTGACCCAGCATCTATGTTTGGTAACTTGTATCAGATTAACGCAGAAGCAAATGAGATTTTAACCAGCGCAGCAACAGTTGATAACGTAGAAGTTATTAGCGCAGTTACAGCGGCTGAATTAAACGTGAATATCGTAGGGTAAATATACAGATACGCTGTATAAATTAGGATTAATGAATGTCTACTAAAACTATTAATTTTCTGCCAGAAGTTTTTAAAACTCCTGCCAACAGAAAATTTTTAAACGCTACTGTTGACCAGCTAATAGCAGAGCCAAATTTTAAGAAGCTTAACGGTTACATTGGCCGCAAATTTGCGCCAACATATCACTCAACGGACAACTATTTACCTGAACCAAACGTTGCTCGCCAAAACTACCAATTTGAGCCAAGCGTGGTTTCTACAGACTCTGATAACAATATTAACTTTTTTGGTAGCTATACAGACTTACTGCAACAAATTGAATATTACGGCGGATCTGCGGCAAATCACTCTCGCTTGTTTGCAAACGAAGCCTACTCGTTCAACGGGTTAGTGGATTTTGATAAACTGGTTAACTTTAATCAGTATTACTGGATGCCTCACGGCCCAGACGCAGTTGAGGTGTTTACAGGTTTTGTTGATACAGACAGCACATTTACAGTAACACGTGACACATCAACAAATTCCTACAAATTTAGCAACGCGAAAAATTCTGAAAATCCTGACATTGTGCTAGCACGAGGCGGCACATACACTTTCATCGTGAATCAACCAGGGTTCAAATTTTGGATTCAAACAGATCCAGGCGTGTCAGGTTTCCGTAAAAATCAAGCCAACATTAACACACGTAATGTTATGGGTGTTTCTGAAAACGGCACTGACGCTGGCACTATAACCTTCACGGTGCCGCCTATCACTGCGCAAGCATTCTACACTGAAATGCCATACGCAGCAACAGATGTAGACTACGCATCAACCACAGCATTTTCACAACTTAGCAATCAACTGCTTTCAACCGTTATTAAAAATGGCGGCATAGATGGTGCCACTGATATTGTTGCTGGCAGGAAGTTGATTTTCATCAACAACGACATGACTGACGATGCTTGGAAAGAACCAGGCATTTACGCCAATGGAAACTGGGGAGAAGACGGGTCAATGACTGACGGTACTCCTCTTGTGCCGTCCGTTATTACTAATAGAATACCTTACTCTGCTGGTAGAGTTATTACTGGTGATGATAGATTCGGCGTATGGGAAATCGCAATAATTGAGATCAACGGTGATAACGTTGTGAGACTTAACCCTATAACTCCTATCCCAGTACGTAACAAAGTATATATTAAAGCAGGCTCACTGAACGCAGCAAAAGAATTTTATCGTAGCGATGAACGAACGATAACTGAAGTGCCGCTCATTACGGCCACATTAACAGAGCTATGGTATAATGACGGTTCAGATCAGCAATTCTTTGGTCGTATTAAATTAGTTACTAACCCAGACAATCCACTAGATGTCACAGACTTCTTAGGTAAGAAACAATATATAAGTCCTAACAAAATAACGTTTACCAATGGGCTAAAAATAAACTTTGGCAGGAATGTAGTTCAACCAGAATATCGTGGAAAAGATTACTACGTTGAGGGTGTTGGGACAAGTATTAGATTAGTGGAGGTTGATACACTCATAACTCCTGAATTTAGTGATAACGTAGATACAGTTCCGTTTGACTTATACGGGTATGACGACGGTGAGTACGATCAAATCTTAGATGGTCCGCTTACTCCAGACTATATTACTATAAATCGTGCTAGCGTGGACGGCAATGCTTGGTCAAGAACAAATCGTTGGTTCCATACTGAAGTAATCCTAGCTACAGCGACATACAATAATACTACGCCGAACGTGGATTATACAATGAGGGCAAAACGTCCCATCATTGAGTTTGACGCAGACTTAAAACTGTTTAACTACGGCACTAACTACCACTCTAACATTGATGTGCTGGACTTCACAGTAGTTAGTGCAATGAACGAGGTTGAAGGTTCCATCGTTAATCCAACTGACAATATTCGTACCTTCTATGAATACTCTGGCATATTTCACGGTGCGCACGTTATTTTTGCTAGCGATACGGATGCCACAGTTAAGAACAAAGTGTTTAGCGTTGACGTGCTTGAAATCAACGCAGCTAAGAAAGCGCACTTAACTGAGCTAGTTAACGAGTCAATCATCGCTAACCAATCTATTGCTGCTAAAAGCAGTGTGTTAGTTCCTTTAGTTCCGATTGCAACTACTGGTGTTACACAGGCGCAGTTGTTTAACAAAGATGCTAGACAAATAGATTTTTCTAAGCTGCCAGCAAAAATGGCGTCAGCAGGCATTGTATTGTCTGGTGTGTTAGATGATAACGTTGGCTTAGTAACAGGTACTACATTTTGGTTTAACGGGACTGAGTGGGTAGCAGCACAGCAAAAGACAACAGTTAACGTTCCGCCGCTGTTTGACATATTAGATGAAAATAAACACAGTGCGGCAGACGTAACGTTCTACCCTGGTACAACGTTCACTGGTAACAAAATATTCTCGTACAAAACTGGCAACGGTACCGCAGACAAAGTATTGAAATTCCCGTTAGCGTATCGCAACTTTTCAAACATTGGCGATATCGTGTTTCAAAATAACTTTGACACTGAAACGTTTAACACTATTAGCAACAAGGTAAAAACTACCCACCAAATAGGTAATATGTTTGTTGGTAAGATTACTGACATTGACACATTTGCGTTACGTAACTTGTGGGAGAAAAAAGCAGAGCAAACAAAGCAGTATCAAAATATTTCTCATATTTGTGATGGCAAAACGTCGTTCTTTGAAATAGACATATTGCCTAAGAAAAACAAACGTACTCCAAATATTAAGGTGTATGTCAACAATAAACTTATTGCCCCAACTAGCTATACAATAGTTTCATACGGCGTACGGTTAGCAGTGAAAATATTGTCCACAATTGCTGCTGGCGATAAAGTAGACATCTTCCTACACTCTGAGTCTGTATCCGCACTCGGTTACTACGAAGTGCCACCTAGCTTGGAGTTTAACGCACTTAACGCACAGTTTGACAACTTGAGTCTAGGACAGATTAGTTCTCACGTAACTGCGCTAGCTGAAAATAGCCTGTCTATTACTGGTAACGTGCCTGGTAATAGCAACTTGCGTGATCTATTTGTCAAGGACATTGGCGGCAAGATTTTACAACATAGCGCACCCGCAGCATACAGCTCTGTATTTTTGCTTAACAGCAATACTAACTTCATTGATAGTATTACGCTAGCACAAAACGAGTACGTAAAGTTTAAAAACAGATTTTTAGAATCATACGCGATGGTAGTTGATGCGGGCATAACTGATCCCGCTGTTGGCGTTGACATGATTATGAAATCGTTGAACGCAGTAAAAAATAGGCAAATGCCTTGGTACTACAGCGACATGGTTCCGTACGATGCTAATAGATCAGTGATTACTGATATTGTATTGAACGAAGACATTAGCGAATACGAAATAGACAGCATTTTTAATGATGTTGATTTAGGAAGCAAAGCAGTATTAGTATATGTAAACGGCGTGCAGCTAGTTAAAGGGCAGGATTATATATTTAACCAAGCACGGCCCGCAGTTAAGTTTTTACATAAGTTGTCATACGACGATGTAATCACTATAACTACGTTTAACAACACTGACGGTTGCTACGTTCCTGAAACTCCTACTAAACTAGGATTATACCCTAAGTTTGTACCAGAGGTATTTTTAGATAATACCTATACAACTCCAATAAACGCAATACGTGGTCACGACGGAAGCATTACACCAGCATTTGGTGACATACGCGATAACTTGCTAATGGAGTTAGAGTTACGCATATACAATAACATTAAAGCAGTGTATGACCACCACACGTTTGATATCAACTCTGTAGTGCCTGGACGTTTTAGAAATACTAACTACGCAAAATCAGACTTTAATAATATCGTATCACGTAACTTTTTACGTTGGTTAGGCAATAATAAGGTCGATTACAGCACTAACCAATGGTATACAAGCGGCAACCCATTCTCGTGGACCTATAACGCATTCACCGACACTGTCAACGGATCTGCGTTGCCTGGTTACTGGCGCGGAATTTTTAACTATTTCTACGACACAGACGCACCGCACGCTCGCCCGTGGGAATGCTTAGGCTTTGGGATGAAGCCAACCTGGTGGGAAAACTATTATGGCCCAGCACCGTACACTGGCGGTAACTTGGTGCTGTGGGGTGACTTAGAGTTAGGACTGATTAGAGAAGGTACTCGTGCGGGTATTGACACAAACTATGCTCGTCCAGGCTTATCCAAGATAATTCCCGTAACTGAAAATGGTGAGTTACGTGCCCCAGACGAGTTTTTAGTTAGCAACTTTGACGGCGGCAAGACAGATTTAGCATTTGCTATTGGGGACGGTGGTCCAGTGGAATCAGCGTGGAGAAAATCCAGCAACTATCCTTTTGCGGTACAGCAAGCATTGGCACTAATGCGTCCAGGCGTGTATTTTGGCCAACTATCGTCAGTACACGATTATTACAGAAATTCACTCATTGATCAGTTTACGTCCTCAGTGAGTAACAGGCGCCTAACCAAGCTAGACTTTAAAATCAACGGTAAACTAGTTGGCAAAGAAGTAACACGCAACGCTGGATACTTAAACTGGGTGGTGGATTACATTACTTCAAACGGATTAACACCAGATTCCATACTTACACCGTTGTTAGAAAATCTTGATGTTAAACTAGCATACAGGATGGCTGGATTTAGTGACAAGACATTTTTGCGGGTGTTAGCAGAGCAAAGCAGCCCAGCAAGCACTAACAGCTCAATCATCGTGCCAGATGAAAACTATGCTGTCTACTTACACAAGTCATCTCCAGTGGAGAGATTGTCGTATAGCGCGGTTATTGTTGAGAAAACAGCAGCAGGATTTTCAGTTAGCGGATATGACATAGCAAATCCATACTTTACTATTATTCCTAGTGAAGTAACGTCTAACAATTACACTATAAACGTATTCAACTCTAGCGCCACAATCTATTCAGATTACCAACGTGTGAAGTTAGACATTCCGTATGGCACTGAGTTTAAGAACAAGCAGCAAGTGGTTGACTTTTTAGTTAGCTATGGTAGATATTTAGAATCTCAAGGCTTTATATTTGACGAGTTCAACCGCGAGCTTGGCGAGGCAATGGATTGGCCACTGTCAGCAAAAGAGTTTTTAACCTGGTCACAACAAGGCTGGGCTATTGGAAACATCGTGGTGTTGAGCCCAGTGAAGGACAAGATTAAAGTTATTTACGCTAATGCTGTTGCGGATCAAATCAACAACCTACCACTTGGCTCTAAGATATTAGATACAAACTTTAACTTGATTCCTACTACTGAGTTTAACGTAGTGCGCGAAGGACAAACATTTGAGATTGGGTCAGCAGTGGGCAACACTGTTGGCTTTGCTGACATTGATATGGTGCAGTTTGAGCACGTATTAGTATTTGATAACAAAACTGCGTTTAACGATGTTATATACTCGCCAGAGTTAGGTAACAGGCAGTTCAGGTTAAAAGTTATAGGCAACAAGACAGGCGCTTGGGATGGGCAACTAACCCCTCCAGGTTTTGTTTACTACGGCGCAGCATACAAAAACTGGTCAGCTGGGTCTGATTACAGAAAGGGCGAGATTGTTAAGTATAAAAATATAGTATATACGGCTATCGAGAATATTGACGCTGCTACTGCCTTTAACTTCGGGCAATGGGCCGTCGCAGTCAATCAGTCAACAAAACCAAGTCTGTTACCAAACTTATCTTATAACGCAAGCAAGTTTATAGATATGTATGACGTTGACTCTAACGTGGTTAACGAGAAAATACAATCACACAGTTCAAACTTGATTGGTTACCAAGAGCGGTCATACTTAACTGACTTGGGCATTAACTCAACGTCACAAACTAAGTTCTACCAAGGTTATATCCGCGACAAAGGTACAACAGATGCTATTACAGCACTAACCTCTGCTACATTTAACAACTTGATGGGCGACGTTCAAGTTAACGAAGAATGGGCATTTAGGGTTGGTGAATACGGTGCCATTGGCACAGACAAGTTTGTGGAAGTACAACTGTCTGATAGCAAATACAAAACGATACCGCTTACAGTGGAGTTCACTGAGCCAGGCGCAGTAGCATCTACGATTGCGGCAGTGTCAGAGAACAAGAACACACTGTATAAAAAATCTCGTGAGTTCACTCCAACACTGTTCAACAACAGATCAGCAACATCGCTATATGACGGTGACTTACTTACTGCTGGCTATGTGAACTTGAACGACATAGACGCAACAGTGTTTGATTTACAGCACTCGTCAGCGTTAGATGCTTTGTTGCCAAGACTATATGCAGGCTTCAAGATCTGGGTAGCGAAAGACTTGGCAAGCGACTGGAATGTGTTTAGAGTGTCGCAAGCAGCAGCAATGCTAACAAATGTGGATTACAACCTTGATACAACCGCACGGTTTTCAACAGACGGCCCACACCACTTAGCAGTGAACGACATTTTCGCAGTGAAAAACTTTATGGACTCAGTAGATGGGTTCTACAAGGTAACTCAAGTTGAGGATGCTAATACAATCGTGGCAGCAATCTCTACGACACTTGAAAAATCTATGCTGACCGTGCCAAGCTTAGAAGGCACAGGCACAATGTTTACGCTGTATAGCTTACGGGTGAACGAAATCGTAGACATCGTTACTAAGACGCCACCAGTGTTTGACTGGCTTGATACGGATATGCTGTGGGTGGACAACACGAAAGATGCTAAGTGGGGAGTTTACAAAAAGTCTTCACTGTGGGACTTCTCCGTCAACCTGACAGAATTCGCTGAGGTCGCTAATGGCAATTTTGGTGCAACAGTTACTACTTACGACGGAAGCGTGGTCATCGTTACCTCGCCAGGAAATACCTCAAATAGCTTGACAATGTATGTCAAATCTGCTACGGGTGAATACTTAAAGAGCTCAAGCATTACACACCTATTAAAGTATAGGGACAATGGTGTTGGTGGTATTGAAGAATACAACAATAACTACATTGTGGGTAAAGCGGCTGCGATGAATACAAAGTCATATGTAGTTAGTGCGCAAAATATTCACACTGATCCTACGGACTTGTCTACCAAGTTGCTACATTATAGTTTAGAAAACCTACAACTATCTGTAATAGAGCCAACTGAAATAGTGCTACCTGATGATAGCTACGGCCACAGTATTGCGTTGAGCAAGGACAATATGTGGCTCTTTGCCTCGTCCCCAACGGCAGGTACAGTGCTTTGTTATAACGACGTTGGTGGAGTATTTACTCAAGTGGCTACGGTTGCCGTAGCAAGTATTAGTTTTGGTGATTCTATTGCTACGAATACTGACGGTTCGCTATTAGTAATATCTGCAACGACAGCACCAAGTAATACAATTGTTAACGCAGGTAAAGTATTTGTATATAAGAGAGCAGAGCCAGCACCAGGCACATTTACGTTTACTTCTGTTGCTGACGTTATAGAGTCATTAGTACCGCAAGCAAATGAAAAGTTTGGTCAAACATTAATGTTTACTGCTAACGACGAGTTGTTGATTGGATCTCCATTCCAGATCACAGACGATAACCACGCTGGTGTTGTGTATAGATTAACTAACGATGGCACTGGAAACTTTAGCATAGCGCAAGTAATAAAGAAACCATTCAGCGAGTCACTAGAGTATTTTGGTGTAGCGTTTGCTGAAGATGCAGCAACTGGTGCGATTGCGATCTCAAGCTCAGGTGCAACTAACATTGGTCCAACACAGCTAGACTATGCAGATTTTAAACTAGACGGCAATACTACTATTATCAGTGACAGCATTAGAAATGCTGGTTCAGTATATGTGTATGAGCCATTGCGTAGTGCTACGGAAACAGTGTACTCATTCACACAATCCCTATCTAGTTCAGATATCAGCACTGGTGATAACTTTGGTGTGGCACTGGCAGCAGCTAACGGTGGCATTTTTGTTGGCTCTCCAACAAACGACCACACCGCAGTAGACGTTGGCGGCGTAGCTTACTTTGTTAACAAAGACAAAACGCCAGGCTGGGCTTTATTTAGATCAGAAAGCCCAACAGTTGATTTAGAAAGCATTGACGGCTTGATGGTTTATAGCAAGAAAACGCAGCAAATTATTGAGACACTTGATTATATTGATCCAGCTAAGGGTAAAATCCTTGGTATTGCGGAACAAGATATCACATACAAAACATCGTATGATCCAGCACAATACAACACCACGCTAGTGGCAAATACTACGCTGGACCAAAACTTTGTATGGGGTGAAGAAAAAGTTGGTCAAGTATGGTGGGACTTGTCTAAGGTTCGTTATATAGACTACGAGCAAGACAATTTGGATTACCGTATTAGACATTGGGGACAAATGTTCCCAGACTCTGAGATTGTAGTATGCGAGTGGGCTAAGAGCACAACACCGCCAGCAAGCTACACTGGTCCAGGCGTGCCAGTCCATAGCGGCAATACAGCATACACTGAAAAATTAGCAGTAAACAATGTAACAGGTGTTATTCAATCAACCTATTACTTTTGGGTTACGGGCAAAGACACGTTAGATGCGACCACGAGCACACGCCGCGTAAGCACTGTGCGTATTGCTAGCCTGATTAATAGCCCAGCTACAGAAGGCATAGCTTATGCAGAAGTTATTAAGGACAATGCTGTTGCGCTGGTGAACGTTGACTCGTTGCTATCTGCAGACGACACGATTTTGCGAGTTAACTATTCTAACATTAAAAATAGTAACCTAGCACACAACGAGTATGAACTGGTCAAGGAAAATTCATCGTCCGCTAGAATCCCGGATAAAATAGTTGCTAAGTTAGTAGACAGTTTGGCGGGCACAGATACGATGGGCAACTTAGTCCCAGATATTAAACTAACGCCTGCGGAACGCTATGGCATCGCCATACGTCCAAAACAAACGATGATTGTGAACCGCCAGAAAGCATTGCGTGTGTTTGCTGGCTACGTAAACTCAGTATTAAGAAAACAACCAGCAGCATCTGAGTTTAACTTGGATACATTATATTTGATTGAAAATATTCCAACGGAATACACGTATGCTGCTGAAGTTGAAACGATTGAAGAACTATCGTACTTAAATGTACACGCTTTGCCAGTTGGTGGTAAAGTGCTAGTTAAGTCTGACAGCGGATATAACAACCAATGGGCTATATACATTGTCCAAGCTGACCTTACTTACGAAATATTTAGAACACAAAGTTATGCGACAACAGATTACTGGGAGTTTGATGACTGGTATGATAGCACGTTTGATTTTACAGTTAAGCCAACCTACACAGTCCCAACGTTTAAAGACATTACCAAACTAACAAAACTAGCATACAGCGATGTGGTGTTTGTTAAGGACAACGGCAAAGGTAAGTTCGCATTTTATCGCATAGAGACAGACTTATCACATACGCTAGTAGGTTTACAGGACGGCACAATACAAATATCTAACTCGTTTTGGGCTCACGAAAGCAGCGACATTGGATTTGATAACTCAAACTTTGATGAAGTAAGATTTGATCTAAACCCTACTGTTGAAATACGCAATATTTTCAACGCAGTTAAGAACGACTTGTTCACTGGTGCGCTAGAGGGCGAGTTCAACAAGCTGTTCTTTATAATGCTTAACTACATATTGTCTGAACAACGTATGGTAGACTGGGCGTTTAAAACCAGTTTTGTGTCGGTGCTGCATAAACTACGTAAACTTGAACAGTTCCCAAGTTATATTAGGGACAACCAAACTTTCTACGAAGAATACATCAAAGAAGTTAAACCTTATAGAACCAAGATACGTGAGTATATCGTAGAGTATGAAGCGACAACAACCGCAAACGTAACACCAACTGACTTTGACTTGCCAGCATACTTTGACACGGACTTGAACGTTTGGCGCTCTCCATCCGGTGAACACGCAAGGGACGAC